TATCAACAAGCACCATTTAACGCATTACAACAATATGCAAGTCTTGTTACTCCGATTGCTTCAGGATTGCCTACTAGAATAACAGATACACAAACTCAATCTAATCCATTAACTTTAGGATTAGGTGGAGCATTAGTAGGTTCACAAGTTTTACCAAGTATATTTAGTGGAATGTCAGCAGGATCTGGAGCTTTATACGGTGGCTTAGGTGGACTTGGTTTAGGATTACTAGGATTATTATAATATGGGTGGAGTAGTTGATGCTATCGGTGATGTAGTCGGTGGCGTAGCAGATGTAGCTGGTGATGTTGTAGAAGGTGTTGCTGATGTTGTTGGTGATGTTGTTGAAACAGTAGTTGATAATCCAGAACTTGCAATTATAGGCGGAGTATTTTTAGCACCTTATTTATCACCAGAATTATTTTATGGAGCAGGAATAGAAGCAGGCGGAGCAGGAATATTAGGAGCTGATATAGCAGCTGCCGGATCATTAGGTTATATTCCAGGCGCAGAAGCTGCAGCATTATATTCTAGCACACCATCTTTTAGTCAATATTTATTTGGAAGTATTCCAGAATTAAGCGCAGCTGCAATAGCTGAAGGTGCAGTACCAGTTGCTACACAAGGATTACTTGGAGTAGGCGGAAGTTTAGCTCCATTATCAGGTTCTATTGCATCTAATGTTCAAGGATTATTTCCTTCAACAGATTTTGTAAGTGCATTTATTCCAAAAACTCCTGCTGATATTGCAAAGACTTTGGGTCAAGCAGCTTTATTAGGTGAAATTGCAACACCACAACCACAAGTTCCTGGAGTTGACATGAATATTCCAAGCAGTAATGTTCCTCAATATGGAACAGGAAGAAGTATTTTTAATGCTTATAATACAGCTAAAAGTAACATAAGTAATATTTTAAATCCGCAAGGATTATTAGCACCACCACAACCAATAACACAACCAAGCGCTGGTATTTATAGCCAGTTCTTACAAGAGAGAGGATTAATATAATGGAAGATTTACAAGATTTATTAAAAAAAATGTTTGGCACATCAACAACAGATACTACTGATGCATCTTTATTATCTGATAATCAAACTAAAAAAACATTAAATCTTATGGGATTGCTTGGCAGTCCAGAAGCATTAACAGGATTAGGTTTAATATCAGCTGGTATGAAGGGTCAAGGCATTGGTGAATCTATATTACCATCTTTTGTTCAAGGATTAAATGTATCTTCTACAGTAAGAGGAATAACTAAAGAACAAGAACAACAAAAAGCAATTGAAGAGTTTGCTGATAAAGTTCCTGAACAATACAAACCTTTGTTTAAAGCGTTTCCAAAAGAAACAATGAAATTATTATTAACTCCTAAAACTCCAACGATTAGTGGTGAAGCATTAAAAGTTGCGCAGAAATTACAAGGATTAAATCCAACTGAATTTAAAGATGCATTTGGGAAACTCTCTAAAGTTGAACAAGATTTATACAATAAAGAAATAACAGGTAATCAAGATATTGTTTCTCAATTACTTACTATGTCAGGTGGAGATTTAAGTAAATTTGCTCAATCACAAAAAGGAACAACAGCTGCTCCAACTACGACAGCTCCTATGGATATTAAATCAACATCTGATTTTCAAGTTGTTAAAAAAGCAAATCCTAATGCTACAGATATTGAAATAGAAAATTTCTTAAAGCAAAAATTTCCTAATAAATATAAATAATTGTTGATATGGCTACGCAACTTATAGATCCTTTTGAACAAAAAGGTTCTGTCAATATTATTGATCCATTTGAAAAAAAAGAAGAAACAACTTTAGAAAAAGCATTTGGCGATTTAAGTGTATCTGACATTATAGCAGGAAAGAAAAAAGGAGACAAACCTACTGCTGTAATTAAAGATCCATTTGCAGATACTCCATCTTCTTCAATAACAATTAATCAATTAAAAGATGTTTGGAAAGAAGAATTAGGTGTTACTCAAGAAAATAAAGAAAAATTAAGATTTCTTTTAGGTGATCCAGATAAAACTTTATTAGGAAAAGTTAATAATTATTTATTTGATAGAGGTTCAGAAGCTGTAGATGCTGCAGTTAGAACTGGTACATCTCTTGGATTGCTTGCTTCTGGTTTAGCAGGAGATACTTTAAATACTATTTATAAAGTTACAGGTAACGAACCTAGTGGAGTTGGAGAAAGATTAACTAGAGATATTAATATTGCTTTAATGGAATTCATGGGAAGATCTTCTGGATTTAGACCAGTTCCAAAAAAAGAAGGAGTTCTTAAAAGCGAAAAGACAGGAAAAGAATTTGATAACATTATTAACTATGCAAAAGAAAGTCCAGAAAATAGAAAAGAAGTTATTCAAAATGTTAATAGAGTTATTGATGAAGAAATTAAAGTCATTAAAGAAAACAATGATGTAGTTCTTGGTGATATATTAGAACCAGGTAATGTTGCAAAAAGAACTCAAGTATTAGATGAAATAAAATCTACTAATCAAAAGATTGCAGAAGGTATTCCTGAAATTAAAATAGAAATACCTAAAGCCGAAATACCTAAAGTTGAAATACCAAAAACAGAAATACCTGTAGAAACAATTCCTAAAATAGAAATACCTAAGGTTGAACCTATTGCAGAACCTATTTCTATTGCAGACAGAAAACCTGCTTTGCCACTTGAAACAACAAAAAAAATTACAGAAGCCGCAGAAAAATTCTTTAAAGAAGAAAATATTATATTAGATAAAAAGAAACCTATTTCATTACAACTGCAAGAATTATGGCAGTCTGGTCAATATGATATACCAACTATTATAAAAAGAATTGCTGAAGATAATAAAATTACTTACGAACAATTTACTAATTTTATTTATCCAAGCATTAGAGCTTCAGCTCAAGAATTAAATGCTTATTCTCAATTAGCAAAAAGATATAAAGAGATGTTAGATCCAACTAACTCTTTTGATACAGGAACAGGTACTTTAGGAAAATTAAAAAGAGCTGATAATATTCGTAAAGGATTATTAGTTACAAGACTTGCAACTTCTGTTCGTAACTATATTTCACAAACTACTAGACTTGGTCTTGAAACATTACAATCTGCATTAGATCTTGCTTTGCAACAAACAATAAGACCATTTGTAAAAGACAAAGTTAAATTTGATAAAAACGCTGTCAGTCCATTAAGTAATTTTCAAGGATTAATTAATAACTTTACACAATGGAATCCTCTTGGTGGTTTTAAAAAACATAAAGAAATTAAAACATTAACTAATAAAATATTAGAAAACTTTCCAAAAGAGAAAGATAGACTGTTTTTAAATTATGCGTCAGATGTTAAAAATTATAGTGGTGTAAAAGGTAAAAAAGATTTTTTAGGTAAAGTAGAGGGTGCTGTTGATTTATTAAACGTAGTTAACAAAACTCAAGAATATATAACTAGAAGAGCAGTATTTTTAGCAAGATTAGATGAAACTGTAAAAGCTAATGGTAAGTTTTATAACAATAAAACATTAGAACAATTAAGAAGAGACGGTGAATTAAATTTATTAAGATCATCTGATATTGCTGTTGCAATAGATAAAGCATTAGAAACAACTTTTTCAAAAGACTTTAATATTTCTAAAGGTGGCTTTGATGCTTTTGCTGGAAGAATTATAGAAGTTATTAATAATCTTCCATTCTTACTTACAAATATAATTCCATTTCCTAGATTCTTAATGAACGCCATTAAGTTTCAATATGATTATAGTCCACTTGGAATATTAAGTTTTCTTAGCAAGGGTGCAAGAGCAGAACTTGCAAGAGGAAATACCTCTGTATTAAGTAAAGCTACGCTTGGAACAGGAATGATATTAGCTGGTTATGCTTTGCGTAATCAACCTTATGCTGGTGAAAAATGGTATGAATTTAAATTCGGAGATAGAACAGTTGATACAAGAGGTTATAACCCATTTGCTGCTTATTTATTTTTAGGAGATGTTATTAAAAGATACCAAGAAGGAACTCTTAGAAATTTAGATGTTAAAGGAATAGCTTCTGTTTTGTTTGGTATTAGAGGAACTACAGGAGTTTATATAGTTGATTCATTAATTAATTATTTTACAGATCCAAAATTAAATAAAGACACAATTGTTGATGGATTACAAAAATTATTAGGCGAAACATTAGCAGGTTATTTAACACCATTCCAAAACTTTACTGATGTTTATGCTCAATTCTTTCCAGAAGCCAGAGCTGTTAAAGAAACAGGTGGTTCAGAATTTACAGGCGCATTTACTAGAAGATTTCCTGGTTCTGATTTACCAACATTAACTTCTCCAACGTCTTATATTATAGATGCAAATGGAATACCAAGAGCTGCACCTATTTATAAACAAGATCCATTATTAACACAGGTTACAGGATTAACTTTTATTCCGCCAAAAAACCCTGCTGAAAAAGAATTGGATAGATTAGGTTTTGATTACAGAGAAATATTTAGATCAACAAAAATACCTGAACTAGATAGAGCTTATAAAGATAAGTTAGCTGTATCTATAGGATTTGGATTATCTAGTATTGTTTCAACTCCTCAATATCAAAACATGACAGATAGTTTTAAAAGTTTAGTAGTTAAAAAATCATTAGAGAAATTTAAAAAGGAAGCAAAAGAAGAAATGCAAAAAGACACAAGTCTTGCTCCCTATTTAATGCAAGTAAAAATAAATGCTTTAGACAAAGATACCAGAAAAATCTTAGATGATGTTGTGGGTCTGGATTATATTGATAATCTTCTAAAGGAGTTAAAAAAAGTGAAATAAAATGAGTACCCAATCCCAAAAAAACAACGAACAAATACTAATCTTGAACGGAAAACTAAAATTGCTAGATCAAAAGATTGATTTATTAATGAATAATCATCTAAAACATATTGAAGATAAGATTAATACTATATATAAGGTGTTATGGTTCATAGTAACACTAAGTATAGGGGTAATCACAGATATATTGGTAAGACTTTTAACCTAAGCAAAAGTGCTATTGGAACAATCTCAGAATATGAAGCTATCTCATCTCTTGTCAAACAAGGATATATGGTTGCAAAGTCTATTGATCCACAATGTATCTTTGACTTGGTTGCAATCAAACCAGATGGCACAATAAGATTAATAGATGTTAAAACTAAATCATATCGTAAAAAAAATAATCATAATATTCACCGGTCTCCAAATGAAAAACAAAAACAACTTGGTGTTGAATTGATGATTATGGACACAAAAAAAATATTATCAGATTTAGAACACAACCAAAAGTTATCCAAAGAAAATAAACTTACGGTTGAACAAAACAAATATAAAAAAAGCAGAAAGAATCAAAAATGCTACAAGTCATTTAAAGATTTAGTTGATGTCTTTAATAGTAAAGAAAAAATGGATAGCATCAAGTAACTGTATTAATTCTTTATACGCAGAAATTAATTGCGTATTATTAAATGGTTGTAAATGTATTATGGATTATCAGGTATTAAAAAATAGAATTAAAAAACATGAGGGATTTAGAGATACCGTTTATGCAGATTCTTTAGGAAAATTTACTATTGGTTATGGTCATCTATTAACTGAAGATGATGACTTTGAAGAAGGTATTCAATACGACAAATCTTTATTAGAAAATTTATTTGATAAAGATTTTAATAAAGCAGTTTATAATGCGCAATTATTATTAGAAGGCATTGATGTTTGCGATACTGCAAAAGAAGTTATTATTGAAATGGTATTCCAATTAGGAATTGGTGGTGTATCTAAATTTAAAAAAATGTTTGAAGCATTAAGAAATAAAGACTACAACAAAGCTGCTGATGAAATGTTAAATTCAGTATGGTATAGACAAACACCAAGCAGATGCGAAGAGTTGTCAAACCTAATGAGAAAGTGTCAGGCATAAATGTTACCAATGTTAAATGCAATAGCGCCGATTGCTAAAATATTATTTAATACAATAGATAAAGCTGTTGAAGATAAAGATTTAAATGCAAAATTAAAATCACAATTACAAACACAATTATTACAATCTAATACTGAAGAACTAAAAGCTGCTGCTAAGATAGTAGAAGCTGAAGCTAAAGCTGGTTGGTTCGCAGCATCTTGGAGACCACTATTAATGTACGTTTTAATATTTGTACTTGTATTTAATTATATCTTTGCGCCAATTATTAAGATGATAACTGGAGCTGTTATTGGATTTGAATTGCCAGGTGATGTTTGGACATTATTACAAATTGGTCTTGGCGGTTATGTCGTAGGCAGAAGTGCTGAATCAGTTGCAAGAACACTAGCTGATAAATCCAAAGAATAAAATGTTCAAAAAATTAAGTGATATAATCGCAAAGTTTCTTTGCGGAGACCAAAACATTCCTAAGAAAAAAGTCATTAGATTTAAAAGAAAGTTAAAAAGATAATATGTATTTTATTGTTGTTTATATTGTTTTATTTACCAACGGATTTGAAGTTCCATATACCGTATTTAATAGCCAAATAGATTTCCCTAATAAAGAAAGCTGTGAAACTTACATTAAAAATAATTCCAGTATTGTTAAAAATGATATATACACAGAGGTATTAAAAACAGAATATACATTAAAAGAAATTTTAAATATATCATGTTTAAAACTACCAATAAATAACACATGATTAATTATAGAGGAGAAAGATTTTCAGGTTATAACAAACCTAAATCTACACCAGGTCAAAGAAAGAAATCAGCAGTTCTTGCTAAACAAAATGGCAAAGTAAAACTTGTTCGTTTTGGTGATCCAAATATGAAAATTAAAAAACATATAGAAGCAAGACGTAAATCTTTTAGAGCTAGACATAAATGTTCAACTGCAAAAAATAAATTGTCTGCAAGATTCTGGAGTTGTCGTTCTTGGTAAATGTTTCATTATATTTATAAAATAACTAATAAAATTAATAATAAATATTATATTGGTAGGCACAGTACCAAAAAATTAAAAGATTATTATTTTGGAAGTGGTATTGGAATTAATAATGCTGTTAAAAAATATGGCAAAAAAAATTTTATATTTGAAATAATTGCTCAATCAAAAAGTACAGAAGATTTATGGCAATTAGAAAAACAAATTATAAATGAAACTGTTGTAAAAGACAGAATGTCTTATAACCAAACTTATGGTGGAAAATGTTATCTTGATGGTTTAAAAAAATATAATAAAAAAAAATTTAAAGAACATCAAAAGAAAGCAGGATTAAAAGGTAGTAAAGCAACAAAGCATTTCAGAACTAAAGAGTGGCATAAAAATGGTCAAAAAAATTCATGCAAAAGTAGAAGTAAAAAATATGTATATGAAATTATAACTAATAATAATATAAAATATATTGTTAATGGTTCAGAGTTTGTTGAATTGTGTAAAAAAAATAATTGGAATCATAATACTTTATCTTGGAAAAAAAGTTTTGGTAAATTAATATCAAAAGGAAAATTAAAAGGTTTCCAAGTTAATATTATAAAACATCCAAAAATTAATGGCTAAGAAAAAATTTAGATTACAAAGTGTTGGATTTTGCAAGTCTTGTAATATAGAAATTATTAATACAGATTCTTTTGTTATCTACGCAGATAGAAAATGTCAGCATACAATTTGTATGGAGAAAGAATATAACGATGGCATTTCTAAACCACAACATCCCAGTTTGGAAAGCAAAGATCAGATTAGAGTTTCTATATAATAAAGAAAAACATATAGGAGAAGAAGAGGATTGTTTAATCCATTCTATAACAACCCTTGAGGGTCGCACACCTCTATTTAATATTATACTTCCTAATGGCGCTAACTATGCAAGACTTCCTATTCATGCTTTCTTTGCAGATGGATATAAAAGAAATCAAGTTAAGGATTTACAATTAAAAGATTTAGCTTATTGGGATTGTCTATCTTACTATGCAGGCGTTGTTGAATACAATGCGCTAGCTACTTCTCAATGTAAGTTCTTAGATAGAAATAATAAATTGCATAAAGCTAATTACGAATTCTCAATAGATTACTGCCAACCAGATATTAATTTATTGAATACAACTTATTCAGAAATATCACCGGAACATAAGCATCATCATATATTGGAGATAGCTGAGGGTGATGAATGGCAAGGAAATTATGCATTAATGCCAAACAATAGAATATTATTTAATTTACCTAATTTTACTGTTAAAGATAATATACCAGATTATAAAACTAATATGGATTATCCAAGCGTTGAGACTGACGGTTGGAGAACAGAGAATGATGATAGTCAATTTTACAACACAAAGGAGTAACTATGCCACTAAGTAAAAAAGGAAAAAAGATTATGAAAGAAATGCAAAAGCAGTACGGTAAGAAGAGGGGAACTTCTGTATTCTATGCATCGTTTAACAAAGGTATAATTAAAGGGGTTAAAAAGTAATGGCAATGGTAAATAAACCAACCAACCCAAAGTTATATGCAAGAATAAAAGCATTAACTAAAAGAAAATTTAAAGTATATCCAAGCGCCTACGCTAATGCTTATCTTGTAAAGACTTACAAGAAAAAAGGTGGTGGATATAAAACTGTTAAAAAGTAATGGCTAACGGTTTAGATAAATGGTTCAATCAAAAGTGGGTAGATATTCGTTCTAAGAAGAATGGTATGTATCAACCTTGCGGTAGGCAAAAGGGTTCATCAAGAAAATATCCTAAGTGTGTTCCTCAATCTGTTGCTAGTAGTATGAGTGAATCACAAAAACGTTCTGCTATTCAAAGAAAGATTATTGCTGAAAGAAAATCAAGAAGAAATAAGAAACCTAATTACGCAAAAACTTTTGCAAGATAATTAATATAGGGAGCTGTAACACTCCCTATACTTCTACGCTAGATAAAAACAAATAAAGACACTTTCATAATTGACATCGTCAATATTCATTTGGCAGTCTTTTTCTCCAAAAGAATTCATAAATTAATTAATCTTTTTATATAAAGTCTTAAACACTCTACGCTTGAGTTTTGAATCGTAATATCCATAAAATCCCACCACTTGTTTTCTTTTAGTCATGTCTCTCTCCTTAGTTATTTTACAACCTACAATACGCATACCAATTATTTATTAACTGGCTATATCTTCAAATTCTAAATCCTTCATTCCAAGTTCAAATGCAGCTTTCCTTTTCTTCTCTGCAACCTTTAGCGCTTCTTCCTCTAACTTCTTTTCTTTTTCCAATAGAGTATAATAACGCTTTTCTATTTTCACTTGTTGTTTAGGATCATGGCTTTTGTCCATCTTTTCCTTTTTCCTTTACCGGTTTAATACTAGATTTTAAAAAGCGAACACTAGTTACTTCCATGCTTTTTAAATCTCTAGGTTTTTCTGACTTTGCAGCAAGTTCCACATCGTCAAAAATCTCTTTAAACTTTGCATTGAATTCGTAAAAATATATTTTTTCAAATTTCATTTACCGGATATATTTCATTAACCTTTAAAGAACTTATCTTTGCCAGTTGTTGATGATTTATTTTAATCTTTCTCTGCGGATAGCGTTCATCTTTAGATAAGAGATTAGCTCTAGCTAAATCATTTACGATTGCATTTGATCTACTTCTAGTAAAGCCAAAGCGATTGCCAATTTCTATTAGAGTAGGGGAATATTTTTTATCTCTAACAAATTCAGCTATGTAAGTTAATACATCCGCCTTGACTTTACTTAAGAAGATATAGTCTTTACCATTCTTTCTATTCATTTTTTATCCTTTGGAAATAAACTATGAACGTTAGAATGTTTATAAGAGTCCGCACCTGAACTCTTAATAGTATCTAGTTCTAATAATAATTGATCCAAAAACCATTTGCATTTTCTTGTATCTTCAATGGCTTTCTCTAAAGTAAAACCATTCTTACTACCAAAACGCATAATGTATTTCATTATAGAAGCTCTAAGATAACCAACCATTTCTCCCTCAGATAACTGAGAACAGATAGCATGAATAGTCTCTATAGATTTATTCTTATAATGACTTGGATTAATATTATCGTTCATAGATTAAAACGGCATTTTGTCTTTTGTTGATTCTTTAAACGGATTTACTTTAATAGAAATATCCGGTGCTTTCTCATTCTTCTTAGCTGTGTTAATCCAACCAGAGATAGACCATTTCTTTCCATCAATCATTCCGCTGCCTGTATATTGAGGGTCTTGTTTTCCCTCTCTACGCTTTGCATTTTTCCAAAGCGAAAGTGTGTTGTCGTATTTATCTGCCATTGTTACTCCTTGTTCTTACTGTTTGCTCTGCTTTTTTTCTAGCTTGTAGTATCTTACTGTAGAAGTCTTGATCCTCAACTTGCATGAACCCTAGCTTCTCAGAATATTGCGACCATATTTGTTGCAAGTTCTTTTCTAATACGCCAGGAGAAGTTGAAAACTTTTCGGCTTCTTGTATTTTAGTAATGATTTCATCCTTAGCCACATCAACTGGTTGTGATTTAGCTTGAACATAACCATTATTAAAATTCGGTGTTGTCTTGATAAAATCATTCATCTCCTCAAAGGTAGCAAGTTCAGATCCAGCAAATCCTGCTATCCCTAAAGCTCTACCAATAGATACTGATTCTATCTTTTCAAATTCTTTATCTTTCTTTACTGTTTGTTTAGAATGTCCAGTCCCAATTAACTTACCATCTAAAAAGATTTCCGTTTGAAACATTGCCAGACCATCTGGATATGTTGTTGTTGTTTTAACGCAAAGTCTCTCACCAAACTTTTGTCTTACAAAGTTTAGTCTATCAACTACTTTAAGATATTTCCTACCTTGAATATTAATGAAACTATCTTTTGTATTTTCACTAAACTCTTTGATAGCATCTATCAGATTTATGTTTTCCATTTGCTCTCCTTTTTTGTTTGTTAAGTTCATATCCCAAATAAATGTCTTATTGTTTCAACTGCAATTAATGCAAGCATAGCTATAATAAACATTTCAAATCTATCGTTTGTCATTCTTATAATAATTTAAAAATCTATTTATATATTCCTCAGGTATATCATTCCAAAAAAAATCTTGTTTCTTTCTGATGTCTGAGAAATCTGGTTTAATTAATCTTGCTAAAGTATAAGGATTACCATTGGCTAGTTTTAATTTCTGTTCCCATATTTGTTGGTACATAACTAATTCATCTAAATAATATTTTAAGTTCTCAGGTTTTAAATCATCACAATTGTTTTCACTAAATACTTTATGTTCAAAATGATTAGCATAAATAAGAACAGGTTTCTTACCACCGGTTGCAAAGTTATAAGCTGCCATTTGCATACAATCAGAATGAAACGGAACATTAGGCACAGCTCTCTTACTATATGAATAACCTTTTTTAGTTTTAATAACTGAACCAAATATATTCTTTAAATCTACAATGTAATCCTCTCCCTCTAAATCTATAAACATTTTAAAGTAAGTTCCTATTCCATCTATCCAAGTTGCATACTCAGTTTCAAAATTCCAATTTTGTTTTGGCAGACTCTCTAGTGCTGTTTGAAATTGTTTTAATGTTAATTTAAAATTCTTAGCCATGTAATATCTTTTGGCTTTATCTTTTTCGTCTATTGGTTTTTCTGCTTTTAAAGATTTAAATAATGATTTGTCTTTATTAAAGATAACATCTTTTAATGTTTCTTTTTTGCAAAGAATTTTTTGTACTGCGTTATGAACAATATTACCCATTGTAAAATGAGAACGCTTAGGCATCTTCATTCTTTCTTCTGGAGTTAGTACAATGTAATTAAAAAATCTTTTATCTTCTGATAATTTATTTTGAGACACACTTGCATACTCTAAACCAAATGCCTTGTATGCTGGATCTGTTATCCTCAAATCATTCATAAACGAATCAATATAACTATTTACACTTTATTGCAATACTATAATCAAATGATTTATTTAAATTTTATTATGTATTAAAATCAATAGGTTAAATATATTTAAATAACCTACGGTTGTAATTGTTGATAAATTATTGACATCATATTCAAATCAAATTAGTTAAACGAATCAACAATGTTAGAAATTAAATTAGACGAATACGAAATATTAGCAGCTGGTCATACAGCTTTGCTTCGTATTACTGAAAGCATGAGACAAAATATTGAGTGGGGTCATGGATATAAAGGAACATTTAGTAAAAAAGTTTCAGACTCAATGTCAGGTACGCTTGGAGAATTAGCTGTAGCAAAATGTTTGAAAGTACATTTCAATTATCATGTAAATAATTTTAGGGGTGCAGATTTATATTATAAGAATAGAAGAGTACAAGTTAGAACTCAAGAACCAAAGCCAGATAACTTTTTAATCATAAGACAAGACAGTTCAGCAAATGAAATTTATGTATTGGTATTAGACAGATGTCCAAAGTTTAGCATTATAGGTTATATTAATTCCTCTGATGTGATTGGCAATGGAGAATACCTAACTGACTTTGGTTATAAAGATAGACCAAAGGTTTATGCGGTTGATTGGCAATCATTATTTCCAATAGAGATGATATTCAATGAGTAATAAATTTAATTACGCTAGGGTAGAGATCGTTTGGTACGACATCCAAAATGCTCCTGGCAGTTGGCTAACAGAATCTGAAGTGCTTAATCATAAACTTGCAGAGTGTACCTCTGTTGGTTTTTTATTTTCTAAAACCAGAAGTACAATTAAATTATTTTCTTCATGGTCATACAATACAGATAACTCAATAGACTTTGCAGATGTAGTTGCAATACCTACAGGTTGTATCAAATCAATTACAGTAATATGAACAATTGGAAACAACAAAATATAATTGATTTTGAAGATGTAAAGCCAGTTGATTGGCAGAACGAATGGTTTGGTATGCCTGAATATAATAATTCAGAACAACCTGAAGCAAAAATTAAATTAACTTTTAAGTTTAGAAATGAAGAAGATTATGAATTTTTTAAAGAGCAAGTTAAAAAATTAATTTATAACGGAGATAAATTTATTGACGGCAATCAAGGTAAGTTTGAAAAACAATCTTGGTTTCCATTAATAGAAAAAGCTAGTAAATATTATTATAAAGGAAATAATAATCCAAGATTTCCTGTTTATATAATTAGCAAAGGTAGATATAAAAAAAATCCTACAGTTCAAACTTTAAATCAATTAAAAGTTCCATTTAAAATAATTGTAGAAGAACAAGAATTTAATGAATATTCAAAAATAGTTGATAAAAATAATATTTTAATTTTACCTATTAAATATAAAAAAGAATACGATACATTTTGGAAAGACAATACAGGCATAACAGGAAGTGGACCAGCAAGAAATTATGTTTGGGATCATGCTGTTAAAAATAAAAGTGGTTGGCATTGGATATTAGATGACAACATAGAATCTTTTGAAAGATTTAATAACAACATGAAAGTTAAATTTATGTCTGGAGATCCATTTTATATTTTAGAAGATTTTGTTTTACGTTATGAAAATATTGCAATAGCCGGTTTTGGTTATGCTAACTTTGTTCATTGGCATGAATTTAGACCACCAATTAGTTTTAATACAAGAATTTATAGTTGTTTATTAATTAGAAATGACATCCCTTATCGTTGGAGAGGAAGATATAACGAAGATACAGACTTATGCGTTAGAGTTTTAAAAGATGGTTGGTGTACTTTACAAACAAATATTTTTTTACAAGGCAAAATGGCTACACAAAAAATGAAAGGTGGCAATACAGATGAAATTTACAAAGATGGAACTTTAAAAAAAAGTCAAATGATTGTTGATATGCATCCTGATATTGCAAGACTTACAAAAAAATTTAATCGTTGGCATCATCACATTAACTATAAAATATTTAATAAAAATATTCCTGTTAGAAAAAAAACTTTAAAAGTTGATACAAACATTAACAACTACGGATTGCAAAGATTTAAAATTTAGATTTATGGATACTAAAAAAATAATATTATTTGCTTTTATCATTTCTGTCTGTTTATCTATTGCAATATTCTTATAATTTCATGGACATAAATTATTATTATAAAATGCAGCATAAGATTATTAAGGATTTTAATATGCAAAAAGAATTAGAAAAAAAACAATTAGCTGAAGATAAACGATTAAATAAAATTAGAATTAAATTTGTTGGAATTGTTTTTGTATTAATTATTATTTTTATTTTAGCATGAAATTAGTTTTAACTATTTTATTAATGAATGGTCATATCATTACCTTTGATTTTTATGATGAGAATTCTGTTCATCAATGCGATAGAATGTTTAGTAAATTAACTTATGCAAAATCAGTTAAGAATTATAAAGGCACAAAGCAAATAGGAACATTTTTTAGAAACCAAGAAGTATTATTATATACCTGTGATAAAAGAAAAACCGTTTAAGATGACGCTGAATGAAGCATTAGATATGGCAAGGATAGATCCTGTTGCAACAAAAGCATTAAGAGAAAAATTAATTAAGTTAGATGTTTTCAAATTTAAACTTGATGAGTTAACTTTAATTCAACGTTTAACTTTATATGATTTGTTAGACACAGAAGAATATAGAAAGATTATTAAATTATTATCATCAGAATTTATTAGTGAGTATTTGAAATGATTGAAAGACCAATCCCAAGTGATTTACCGTTATGTTCTGAGTGTGTGTTTCATGCAGAGGTAGAATTTGATGGCAAAGATTATTGTGTGAGATGTTTGCATCAGGTTATTATGCGTTCACAAAGGCGCAAGAACCAAGACTTGTACATGAAGAAAAAAAAATGATACCGTTTCCAAATAAAAAATATAAAATTATTTATGCAGATCCTGCTTGGTATTTTAAATCATGGAGTAAAAAAGGCGATGAACGCAATGCTGTTCGGCATTACGATTGTATGTCTATTGATGATATTTGTAATTTACCTATTAACAATATTGCTGATGACAATTGTATTTTATTTATTTGGGTTATTGATCCAATGCTACCAGATGCTTTTAAAGTTATTTCATCTTGGGGTTTTAAATATAAAACGGTTGCTTTCACTTGGGTAAAGCAAAATAAAACAGATGGGTATTTTACTGGTCTTGGTTATTGGACTAGAGCAAATCCTGAGATGTGTTTATTGGCTACAAAGGGGAAACCTAAAAGATTATCTAAGTCAGTAAGGCAATTAGTTTTAGATCAAAGAAGAGAACATAGTAGAAAACCGGATAGAATTAGAAACGACATTGTAGAATTGTGCGGAGACATTCCAAGAATTGAATTATTTGCAAGACAAAGAACTCAAGGTTGGGATGTTTGGGGTAATCAAGTTTAACTTAACAATGGAGAGACAATGCGACTAACACAACCAAGAATTTGGAAGCAAGAAATAAAAAGTAAAATGCGAACAGGTATGTTTGAAAAACCTACAGCAATAGATAACATTTATTTTAGAAGCGGATTTAAAACAGGTTATCGTTTAGCGTTGCAACATATTGGCAATTATAAATCTATGGATTTTTCAAGAAAGAAAAATGTTAAGATCCATAAGGTAAGTCCAATTGTAGATGCCATTATTTATAGAACTGCAAATCATTTTGGTATTGATAGGGAGCAATTACTATCTGATAAAAGGGATAGGCATTTAGTTATTGCAAGATCGGTTGCTATAAATTTATTAAAAGAATTAACGCCATATAGTTTAACTAACATTGGGGAGATATTAGCTGGGAGAGACCACACTACAATCATTCATCATATCAGCTGCAAATCCCAAAAGAATGGACTTTGGTTTCCTTACTTTGAAATATGGAATAGCTTCAACAAACTTAAACTTGATTTAGAATCTGATTTTAAAATTGTAAAATGACAACAATTAAGTTTGAAAAAATAACTAAAGATATTTTAGATTCATTTGTTCTTAATTCCCATGAGAAAATAATTTATGTTATTTTAAAGTCGTTTGAAAAAGCGCCAAGAGGTATCAGGGTATCATTGCAATACTTGCAAGACAGAACCGGTATTAAATCTAAGATGACTTTGATTAAGCATTTAGACAGATTACAAAGTTTAGGTTTAATTGTAAGGCATAAGCCAAGTTCAAACGAAACCTCAGTTTATTATTTAAATTCTAAGAACAGACAGAATATTTTAAACAAGCAAAACAACTATAGAAAATCTTTAAAGACTAAGATGAAGCTAAGATGGAATGTTAAAAAGAATAACATTGATAATGTTGTTAGCATAAGCAGTAATAAATCCTCTATAGAATAGGGTTTAAACCTATTTAAAAGCGTTTCTAAGGGGTATCTTTATTAATTCCACAAAGTCGGTAGGTAAGTATAATTAAGGTTGAAATAATCGTTTTAATTCAATCTGGCGTCTCTAAGTTTTAATGGGGGGTCGGTATAAAATTTATACCTAGTCGGTATAAAATTTGTACCATATATATACCTATATATATATACCTATATATAATCTTATAAGTATATTTAAGTATATATGCTTATATATGCTTATATGCTTATATAAGCATAAGCCAACATGACTTATCCACAGCTAGCACTCCTGAGATTATTATTAATTTTAATAGGGGGGAGAGGACTAACT